CGTCCTCGGTCTCGATGCCGATGGCGGCGAGGCCCGCGTCGGTGGCGACCAGCGTGACGCCGTGGCCGTCGCCGGTCTCGCGCCAGACGGGCTCGCCCTTGCGCATGTCGGCGTCGATCTCCTCGAGGAAGCCCTTGGCGATCATCGCGCCGACCACCTTGGCGGCGGCCCCGCCGCGCAGGCTCTCGGGCAGCGGCAGGGCAATGTGGTCTTCGCGCTGTGCGGCGGCGCTGAGAATGATGGCTTGGGTGTCGGACAGCTTGGTCATGGGGTCGTCTCCGTATTCGGGCCCGCGTCATGCGGCGCCTTCTACGACCCCGAGCCGCGCAGGGCGCGCGGCGGGAGTTCCGGCAGCGCCGGAGATCAGCGGGCGTGCTCGCCCTCGCCGAAGGCGCTGTCGGTGATGCGCTTCAGGAGGCTGGCGTAGTGTTCGAGGGTGCCGACCATGGCCCAGCCCACCTCGTCGGGGTGGCAGTTGAAATGGTCGTCGCTGAGGGCCTGCAGGCGGGCGAGCATCTCGTCGATTTCGGCCTTCTTGCTGATGAAGGCGGCGAGCGCGGCTTCCTTGTTCCGGCGCGCCTTCTCGGCGCGGAGTTCGTGGCGCGGGGTGGTGATCGGGTTCAGGCGGGCGGTCATCGTGGTGGCTCCGTGGTGAGTTGCATCGTCTTCGTGGGATCACGTTCCCTCTGTCCGCGAGCTTATCAACTCGATAAGCACATGATTTCGAATGATAATCGGAGCTGTCGATGCAGGGCATGAGCGAGCGCCAGTACGCCGCCCATGTCGGGCTGTCGCGGGGTGCGATCCAGAAGGCGAAGACGGCCGAGCGGCTGGTCCTCTATCCCGACGGCAGCATCAATGCGGCCGCCAGCGACGCCAGGCGTGCCGAGACGACGGACCCGTCGAAGACCCGCAAGCCGCCCGCGCCAAAGCTGAAACCCGTCCCCGAGGCGGCGGTGGCGGCCGTCGGCGACACGCTACGCGAACAGGGGCTGGCGGTTCCGGCGGTGGGCGGCGGCACGACCTTCCTGCAGGCCAAGACCGCGAGCGAGGTGCTGAAGGCGCAGGAGCGGCGCATCCGGCTGCAGAAGCTGAAGGGGGAGTTGATCGAGCGGGCCCGCGCGCTGGCGCTGGTGTTCCGGCTGGCGCGGGAGGAACGCGACGCATGGGTGACCTGGCCTGCACGCGCGGCGGCGCTGATGGCGGCCGAGCTCTCGGCCTCGTGCAGCGACGCGACGGGCCAGCAGATCGCCGTGGAGCCAGCCGCGATGCAGAAGGTTCTGGAAAAACATGTACGCGCCCACCTCGACGAACTCGCCGAGGTCCGGCCCGACTTCCGGTGATGATGACGCACTGACGGACTTCGACGGCGCGGGCGAGATCCTGCGCGCCTGGGGCAACGGGCTGCGGCCCGACCCGGACCTGACGGTCTCGGAATGGGCGGATCGACACCGGATGCTCTCGGGCCGCGCCTCGGCCGAGCCCGGGCGGTATCGGACGGTGCGCACGCCCTACATGCGCGAGATCATGGACCGGCTGAGCCCCGGCGATCCGGCACAGCGCGTCCTATTCATGAAGGCGGCGCAGGTCGGCGCGACCGAGGCGGGGAACAACTGGATCGGGTTCGCCATCCACCAGGCGCCGGGTCCGATGCTGGCGGTCCAGCCGACGGTGGAGCTGGCGAAACGCAACTCGCGCCAGCGGATCGACCCGCTGATCGACGAGAGCCCCGAGCTGCGGGAGCGGGTCAAACCGGCTCGGTCGCGGGACGCGGGCAACACCATGCTGTCCAAGGAGTTCGCGGGCGGCATCCTGATCATGACGGGCGCGAACTCGGCGGTCGGGCTGCGCTCGACCCCGGCGCGCTACATCTTCCTCGACGAGGTTGATGCCTATCCGGCCTCTGCCGACGAGGAAGGCGATCCGGTGACGCTGGCCGAGGCGCGGTCGCTAACCTTCGCCCATCGCCGCAAGGTCTTCCTGGTCTCGACGCCCACCATCCGGGGGCTGAGCCGGATCGAGCGGGAATACGAGCCAGCGACCAGCGCCGGTTCTTCGTGCCGTGCCCGCATTGCGGGGCGATGCAATGGCTGAAATTCGACCGGCTGCGCTGGCAGAAGGGCCGCCCAGAGACGGCGGAGTATCATTGCGAGGGCTGCGACGCGGCAATCGCGGAACACCACAAGACGGCGATGCTGGAGGGCGGCGAATGGCGGGCGACCGCCACGGCCGCCGATCCGACCACGGTCGGGTATCACCTCTCGGCGCTCTATTCGCCGATCGGCTGGCTGAGCTGGGAGCGGATCGTGCGGGCATGGGACGCGGCGCAGGGTTCTGACGAGGCGATCAAGGCGTTCCGCAACACGATCCTTGGCGAAACCTGGGTCGAGACCGGGGAAGCGCCGGACTGGCAGCGGCTCTACGACCGGCGCGAGCGGTGGACATCCGGCACCGTGCCTGCGGGCGGGTTGTTCCTGACCGCCGGCGCGACGTGCAGAAGGACCGGATCGAGGTCGACGTCTGGGCCTGGGGGCGCGGACTGGAAAGCTGGCTCGTCGATCACGTGGTCATCGAGGGCGGGCCCGACCGGCACGACGCGTGGTCGGAACTGACCGCGCTGCTGGACAAAAGCTGGCCGCACGAGCGCGGCGCGCATCTGCGGATCGCGCGGCTGGCCATTGACACCGGCTACGAGGCCCCGGCGGTCTATTCATGGTCGCGGGCGCAGGGGTTTGGGCAGGTCTCGCCGGTGAAAGGCGTCGAGGGGTTCAACCGCTCGAGCCCGGTCTCGGGGCCGACCTTCGTCGATGCGACCGAGGGCGGCAAACGCCTGCGTCGCGGGGCCCGGCTCTGGACCGTGGCGGTCTCGACCTTCAAGGCCGAAACCTACCGCTTCCTGCGGCTGGCGCGCCCGACCGAGGAGGACATGGCCGGACCGTCGCGCCAGTGGCGCGGCGTAAGCCGGCCGAACGCCGACGGGGCGGCGTTCCCGCCCGGCTCGGTGCACCTGCCGCATTGGGTCGAGAACGAATGGCTGAAGCAGCTCGTGGCCGAGCAGCTGGTGACGGTGCGCACGAAACGCGGCTTCGCGCGTCTGGAATGGCAGAAGCTGCGGGAACGCAACGAGGCGCTGGACTGCCGGGTCTATGCCCGCGCCGCCGCCTGGATCGCGGGCGCGGACCGCTGGCCCGACGAGAAATGGCGCGATCTTGAGGATCAGCTCGGGGCCGCCCCAACCGACACCGATCCCGCCGGGCAGATCAACCGGCCGGGACAGGCCCCGCAGCAAGCGCCGCTCCGACTGGCTCGGACGGCGCGGAGGATGGTTTTGAACATGACCGACTGGACGGAAACCGAGCTCTCGGCGCTGCGCCGGGCCTATGCCAGCGGCACGACCCGGGTCAGCTATGACGGCAAGTCGGTCGACTACGGCTCGGCCGAGGATCTGCTCGCCCGCATCCGCACTATCGAGCGGGCCATCGCGGGCGTCAGCCGACCGCTGCCTGTGGCCGGGCTCGCGGGCTTCTCGCGCGGGGATCGCTGATGTCGGCGACCTGGTTCGATCACGCCATCGCCACGGTGGCGCCGCGCATGGCCGCGCGCCGCGTGATGGCGCGGCAGGCCTTCGAGACCCTGACACGGGGCTATGACGGCGCGGCGCGTGGGCGGAGGACCGAGGGCTGGCGCGCGCCCGGCTCCTCGGCCGACACCGAGATCGGCGTGGCCGGGGCGCTGCTGCGCGACCGGATGCGCGATCTGGTGCGCAACAACCCGCATGCGGCCAAGGCCGTGGCGGTGCTGGTCAACAACATCATCGGTGCCGGGATCATGCCGCGCGCCGCCAGCGGCGACGACAAGCTGGACCGGAAGGTCGACGCGCTGTTCGAGCGGTGGACGGCGGATTGCGACGCCGACGGCCAGCTCGACTTCTACGGCCTGCAGACGCTGATCTGCCGCGAGATGGTCGAGGCGGGCGAGGTTCTGGTCCGTCGAAGGCTGCGGCGTGCAAGCGACGGTCTGCCGGTGCCGCTGCAATTGCAGGTGCTGGAGGCCGACTTCCTCGACGCCACGAAATCCGGCGCCATCGGCGCAGGACGCCTCGTGCAGGGGATCGAGTTCGATCCGCTCGGCAAGCGCCGGGCCTACTGGCTGCATGCCGAACACCCGGGCGACGCCTATGGCGCCCTGCAGAACGGCCTGCAGAGCCGCCCGGTCCCCGCGACCGAGATCGCCCATGTCTATGAGAAGCAGCGCACGCAGGCGCGCGGTGTTCCCTGGGGCGCGCCGGTGATCCGCTCCTTGCGCGACCTCGACGATTACGAGGTGGCCGAACTGGTCCGCAAGAAGACCGAGGCCTGCGTCACCGCCATCGTCTTCGGCGACGACGAGGCGCAGCAGGGCATCGCGCCTTCGGTGGTTGATGCCGACGGCAACCGGGTCGAGCAGTTCGAGCCGGGGCTGATCGCCTATGCCCGCGGCGGCAAGGACATCCGCTTCAACCAGCCCGCTGCCACCGGCGGCTACGGCGAATACAAGCGGGCAAGCCTGCACACGATCTCGGCGGGGTTCCGGGTGCCCTACGAGCTGCTGACCGGCGACCTCAGCCAGGTCAACTATTCCTCGATCCGGGCCGGGCTCGTCGAGTTCCGCCGCATGATCGACGCCGTGCAGTGGCAGCTCTTCATTCCGATGCTCTGCGCCCCGGTCTGGCGCTGGTTCACCGAGGCCGCATGGGCAGCGGGCCAGATCCCGACGCCGGACGTGCCGGTGGAATGGTCACCGCCGAAGTTCGACGCGGTCGATCCCTACAAGGACGCGATGGCCGACCTGCTGGCGATCCGGACCGGCACGATGACGCTGGCGCAGGCCATTGCCCGACAGGGTCATAACCCGGACGCGGTCCTCGCGGAAATCGCCGCGACCAACGCCAAGCTCGACGCGCTGGGACTGGTGCTCGACAGCGACCCACGCCGCGTCACCAAGACCGGCAGCGCACAATCCAAGGACGGGGCCAGCGATCCGGTGACCGATCCGGCCGCCGACGAACAGGACACTGACGACCCGGCTGCCGACGCGGACAATGACCCGGCTGCGACGCGGACAATTACCCGGCGCAGGCCGACCAACAGGACTGACCCCATGGACACGATGATCGAACTGCCGGCCATGCGCCGGTCGGCGGAGCTTGCGCCGAACACCGCCGATGCCGACAGCCGCACCGTCGAGGTGGTCTGGTCGGCCGGGGCCCGCGTCCGGCGCGCCACCTTCTTCGGCGAGCCCTATGACGAGGAACTGAGCCTCGACCCGGCCCATGTCCGGCTCGACCGGCTGAACGCGGGCGCGCCGTTCCTGAAGGTGCACGAGCTCGACACGCTCGACGCGGTGATCGGCTCGGTCGTGCCGGGCTCGGCGCGGATCGAGAACGGCCGCGGCATCGCGCTGGTGCGGATCTCCGAGCGTGCCGACGTCGAGCCGATCTGGCGCGACATCCAGGCCGGGCACATCCGGGCGGTCTCGATCGGCTACCAGGTCCACCGCTTCGAGGTCTCGAAGCCCGAGGCCGCCCGCGAGCTTTGGCGGGCGGTCGACTGGACGCCGTTCGAGGTGTCCGCCGTCGCGGTCGGCGCCGATCCCGCCGCGGGCTTCCGCGCCCAGCATCCCCTTCACGACTGCGTCCTTCACCGCCGGGACGCCCCCACAGAGCAAGGAGCATCCCCGATGACGGACAAGACCCAGCCCCCGGCGAGCGACGCCGCAACCCCCACCACCCAGCCGACCGCGCCGGTCGAAACCGAGGAGACCCCCATGACCGAGCCGAAAGCGGCTGCGCCGGACCCGAAGGTCGCCGCCAGCGAGACGCGCAGCCAGCCGAAGACGCAGGCAACGCCCGCGCCTGACACGGAGGCGGTCGCCACCCGCGCCCGCGAGGCCGAGCGTGATCGCGTCTCGACCATCTACGATCTGACCGGCCGCCTGAACCTCGAGCGCGGCTTCGCCGAGGATCTGGTCAAGCGCGGCGTCAGCGTCGACGAGTCCCGCCGCCTGATCCTCGACCAGGTCGCATCCAGGTCGGACGAGACCCGGACCTTCCCCCATGTCTCCGTCCCGCTCGGCGGCCGGGACGAGCGCATCACCCGCCGCGACGCGGTGGCCAACGCGCTGCTGCACCGCTACAGCCCGACGCTCTTCCAGCTGGAAGACGCCGCGCGCCAGTATCGCGGCATGACCCTGCTGGAACTGGCCCGCGAAAGCCTCGGCAATGCCGGGGTCAACACGCGCGGCCTGTCGCGCGACGAGGTGGCGACGCGCGCGCTGCACTCGACCTCGGACTTCCCCGAGATCCTGTCGGCGGTCACCAACAAGACCCTGCGGCAGGCCTACGAGGCCTATCCCCGCACCTTCATGCTGTTCTGTCGCCAGGTGCTCGCCACGGACTTCAAGGCCATGCACCGTGTGCAACTGGGTGAGGCCCCGCAGCTTCTGGAGGTCGGCGAGAGCGGGGAGTTCAAGCGCGGGACGCTCGGCGAGAGCAAGGAGAGCTACAAGGTCAAGACTTATGGCCGGGTGGTCGCGATCACCCGCCAGACCCTGATCAACGACGATTTGGACGCCTTCACCCGGATCCCGGCGATGTACGGCAACTCCATCGCGCAACTCGAGTCGGACGTGGTCTGGGGGATCATCACCGCCAACCCGGCGATGGCCGACGGCAACGCGCTCTTCCACACCACCCACAAGAACCTCGCGGGCACCGGGGCGGCGCTGGACGTCGGCAGCGTCGGCGCGGCCCGCGCCGCCATGGCCAAGCAGACCGGCCTCGACAAGAAGACGGTGCTGAACGTCCGGCCCGCCTTCCTGATCGTGCCCGCCTCGCTGGAACTGAAGGCCGAGCAGCTGGTCGCCCAGAACCTCGTGCCCGCCGCGACCTCCAGCGTGGTGCCGCAGTCGATCCGCACCCTCGCGCCGATCAGCGAGCCCCGGCTCGACGCCGCCAGCGAGACCGCCTGGTATCTGGCGGCGAGCCCCAACCAGATCGACACCATCGAGTACGCCTATCTCGAGGGCCAGCAGGGCGCCTACATCGAGACTCGCAACGGCTTCGATGTCGACGGCGTCGAGATCAAGTGCCGCCTCGACTTCGGCGCCAAGGCCATCGACTGGCGCGGCCTCTACAAGAACCCGGGCGCGTAACCCGCACCCGAACGCTGAACCCTGACATGCGGGCGGTCCAATCGGGCCGCCCGTCGTCTTTCCACGAGGATCCTCCCCATGAAAAACTACGTCCAGCCCGGCAACACCATCACCCTGATCGCCCCCTATGCCGTCGCCTCCGGCGATGGTCTGCTCGTCGGCTCCATCTTCGGCATCGCCGCCGGGGACGCCGCCATCGCCGAGCCCGTCGAGGCTGCGCTCGTCGGCGTCTTCGACATCACCAAGGTCGGCTCGCAGGCCTGGACCGTCGGCGCCAAGGTCTATTGGGACGACACCAACAAGCGCTGCACCACGGTGGCGACCGACAATACCCTGATCGGCGTGGCCGTCGAGGCCGTGGCGAGCGGCGCGGGCGACACCATCGGTCGGGTGCGCCTGAACGCGACGTTCTGATGGGCGCCTTCGCCGCCGCAGTCGGCGCGCTCTTCGCGGATCCCAACATCGGCCGGGACGCGGTCTACATCGCCGACGGCGGCGCGCCCGTGCTGGTGCGCGCCGTCGCCCGGCGCGCGGATGCCGTCTCCGACTTCGGCGATGCCCGGCTCTGGTCCGAAACCACCCGGATCGACCTGCGCGTCGCCGAGGTGGCGAACCCACGCCCCGGCGACAGGATCGAGATCGACGGCGAGGCCTTCCTCATTCAGGGCGAGCCCGTGCGCGACCGCGAACGGCAGGTCTGGACCGTCGATCTGAGGCCCGCGTGACGGCCATGAAGCTGAAGCTCGACATCGATCCCGACATCGTCGCGATGATGGCGGCCGAGGTCGCGGCGGGCGAACGCGCGGTGACGGCGGCCATGCGCGAGGCCGGGTCCGGGCTGAAGAGCGCATGGCGGTTGCAGATCACTGGCGCAGGGCTCGGCACACGGCTGGCCAACTCGATCCGGAGCCAGAACTTCCCGAGGTCGGGCGAAAGCCTGGAAGCCGCGGCGCTGGTCTGGTCGAAGGCGCCGGTCATCGTGGGCGCGCACGACACCGGCCCGCTGATCCGCTCGAAGGATGGGTTCTGGCTGGCGATTCCGCTGCCAGCCGCAGGCAAGTCCCTGCGGGGGGGCAGGATCACGCCCGGCGAATGGGAGCGCCGCCGTGGCCTGCGCCTGCGCTTCGTCTATCGCCGCACCGGTCCGAGCCTGCTGGTGGCGGAGGGGCGGCTGAACACCAAGGGCCAGGCGGTGGTCTCGCGCTCGAAGACGGGGCGCGGCAAGGTCACCGCGCCGATCTTTCTGCTCGTGCCGCAGGTCAAGTTGCCGAAGCGTCTGGACCTGGCCCGGGATGCAGACCGGGCGTTGGACAGCGTGCCGGGGCTGATCGTGGCGAACTGGGCGGAGGTGCGGTTCTGAGGCGCGAGTGGTCGCGCGGAGGGCCTCACGGGTCCTCCGCGCGGTTCTCAGCCGCGGGGCGGGAACGGGTCGTTTCCGTAGCTGTTGCGCTCGCGGATCCGGCCGTCACGTCCGTGGATCAGAACTTCGCTCTGCTGGTTGCGCGCAATCTCGGTGGCCCGATCGATTGCCTCGGCTTGAGTGCCGTAACGCGCCGTGTCGCGGTTGTTCCCGGCGCCAAGGACTGCCCAACCGTCCTCGCGCCGAACCACGTGCTGGTTCTTGCCTGCCATGCCCATCACCTCCATTCGCTGGCTTGGCTACGATGTGGTGTGCGGAAATCGAACGTTCAAGTAAGAATTTGACGTTAGGGTTCGATCAGCCTATCTTGTGCCCACGTGGGGGGCCGGGAGAAGCCCGACACGCACACCGAGGAACCGACATGAACCGCACCGAAATGTCTCGTCGATTGAGGGAGGCACGAGAACTCGCATCAATCAATCAGGGCGAAGCCGCCGAAGCGCTCGGCCTTCCCCGTACGGCCGTCACTCAGATCGAAGGAGGAAACCGCGCAGTGTCCACCATGGAACTTGCGCGACTTGCGAACCTCTATCGTCGTCCGGTCAGCTGGTTCCTGGCAGACGCGCCGGATACCGAGGAGGACGTCGTCGTGGCGCTGCATCGAATTGCCCCCGGGCTCGACGCAGATCCGGAGGTGCGGATCGAGGTGGACCGCTGCGTGCAAATCTGCCGCGAAGGTGTCAGCCTGGAGAGCTTGCTGGGGCGCGAGGAGCGGGATGGGCCGCCAGCATATCGTGAGCCCGTACCGAGATCGACCGGGGAAGCCGTCGCTCAGGGCGAGCGTGTGGCTGAACAGGAACGAAGGCGACTTGAGCTTGGAAGCGCCCCGATTGCCGACGTGACGGAATTGCTCGGCGATCAGGGAATCTGGGCATCGGTCGTCGATCTCCCGCACACCATGTCTGGCTTGTTCCTGCATCATCCGAGCATCGGCATGGCAGTGCTCGTGAATTCGGGCCATGTACGCGCCCGCCAGCGCTTCTCGCTGGCGCACGAGTACGCGCACGCCCTCATGGATCGGAACAGGGTCGTCGGCGTCAGCAGCGCGGACAACAGCCGCGAAAGGATCGAACAGCGCGCGAATGCTTTCGCCGCCGCCTTCCTGCTTCCCGAAGCGGGCCTCGAAGAGGAACTGCGCCAGCTAGGGAAGGGCCAGCCGGCGCGCACTGATCAGATCGTCTTTGATGTGGCGACCGGCGGCAGCATTCAAGGCCAGCTGCGTCCGGCGCCGCGCTCCCAGACGATCGGCTTTCAGGACGTCGCTTTCATCGCGCACAGGTTTGGAGTGAGCTATCAGGCGGCGGTCTATCGTCTGAAGAGCCTTCGCTACATCAATCAACCGGAGAGCGTCCTGCTTCTTTCATCCGAGCAGGAGGAGGCCGGGAGAGACTATCTGCGCGCATTGGACCTGTTCGATGATCTCGAGGAGCCGGTGAGTGGCAAGAGAGGAACCCGAGAGCTTCGGGGCCGCGTGGCGCATCTGGCGCTCGAGGCGTATCGTCTCGGCGAAATCTCCCGAGGACGACTTCTCGATGTGGGCAAGACCGTCGGCGTTGACGGGCGCAAGCTGCTTGAGCTTGCGGAAGCAGCGCGAGCCGAGTGACGCCCACGATGCCTGCGCCGCCACCTATCGTTCTCGTCACCG